GCGCGATTCAACGTCAAAGCGGAAAAAAAAGGCGGGCTGTCGGATTTGATCAAAGCGCGGGACTACCTTGAACAACTGATCGCCCTGGAGAGTCGCGAATGAGTGAAGCCAAACCTGCCTACATTGCCTGTGCCAACGGCGTTACTGCTATGACCGACTGTCTGGTGATCCAACACGGCGGGTTGGTCCGCTTAATGGGCCACGCGCAAATGGATTTCACACCCACGGACGCGGCGGCACTGGCGCTGAATATTGCCAAGACGGCGAAAGCCGTGAATGCATCGGCGGTAAAGTTGGAAGAACCGGAAAACAGCCTGGAAATGGATGTAGCCAGTCTACGGTCACGGGTCGCGATGTACCTGATTTCCGGGGCCGGCGAAGCGCCTGCGCGGGTGTTGCTGAACGAGTTGAGTCTGCTATTGATGCGGGCGGCGCAACAAGCGAAAGGCTGGCAACGGCTGGCACAGGAGATCACGCTATGAAGATTTACAAAGCGCGATTAGTGCGGGATGTGGTAGCGCAAGGCTTGGATGCTGAAGACGCACTGAAGGCGATCCATGAGAATTTCGGAGACGATGACGGCATGGAGATTGAGCGCTTTACGCAGGTCAAAGGGCTGGACGATTTGCCGCGGGGATGGAATGGGTCTGAGTTAGCTTATGCCGCTTGTTTGGATAGCGAAGAACAACCGATTGCTTTTTGGCTGGGCTATTCCGCATGAGCGTTGAATTGTTGGATTCAATGGGTAGTGATCTGTCGATTGTTAACGCGGCGCGGGTGAGTATGGATAAATTCCATGAAGCGTTTGACAGCGAATCCGACACGCGATTAATCGACTACCTGGCGCTGGAAGGTCATTGGTCTCCGTTTGCCCACACGGCGTTATCGTTTCGAGTGACAGCGCCGATCTTCGTAGCGCGACAGCTTGGAAAGCACGCTGTAGGTCTGTGCTGGAATGAAATTTCGAGGCGCTATGTAGACAGTGAGCCGGAATTCTATCAGCCGCTGGAATGGCGCGGTCGTGCGGAAAACGTCAAGCAAGGGAGTGGCGGGGCGCTAGATAGCGAATTGGACACGGAATCTCAATCAATTTATCGGTATGCAGTGGAAGCGGCAAAAACCGCCTATGACGATTTATTAGTTGTGGGCGTATGCCCGGAACAAGCCCGAATGATCCTTCCGCAGTCCATGATCACAACGTGGATATGGACCGGGTCGCTGTATGCCTTTGCACGGATCTGCAAGCTGCGTCTGGGCAGTCATGCGCAAGCTGAAACGCGGAATATTGCTGAAGGCATAGCGGCTGAATGCGGGCGGTTATTTCCCGTCGCGTGGGCAGCTTTAATGCGTTGAAACACAACCGGTAGTGGCGCATAATAGCGAAAACGACTACCGGTTGTGGGTTCATGGAATTTAGCGACACTGATTTGAATGCGATGGCTTTGACGCTGTGGGGTGAATGCCGGGGCGAATGCCGTGAGGGACAAATCGCGGTTGCCTGGATCATCAGGAATCGCTGGCAGAATCCAGGATGGTGGTCCCGCCAGCGCGGAGACGGGATTACCGACGATACGATTACCGCCGTGTGCCGCGATCCGTGGCAGTTTAGCTGTTGGCATCCCTCCGACCCGCAATCGAAAAAAATCCAGTCTCCGCAAACCCTGAATAATCCTGATGTACTCGCCTTGCGGGCGCTGGCTGCTGATGTTTTAGCGGCGGATCAAAAATCAGACCCCACTGACGGGGCTGATCACTATTGCACGAAATCCGTAGCTCGGAATACCCGCTGGGCGCGAGGCCGAAAGCCGGTCAAGGTGATTGGGAACCATCAGTTTTATAAGATTGGGTTAGGCTGAATGTTGACTCCGAGACAACAAGCCTTTGTCGAGCATTATGCGGCCTGCGGCAATGCCACCGAGGCCGCACGGCGGGCGGGGTATAAGCAGCCGAACCCGCAAGGTGCTGAAAACCTAGCAAAGCCTAGCATTCAAGCCGCTATCGCTGAGCGCACTCAAGCGGCAGTGAGCGCCCGAATTGCCACAGCGGAAGAACGTCAGTCCTTCTGGACGGCGGTATTGCGCGGCGAAGAAGACGCAGAAATGAAAGATCGGCTCAAAGCGAGTGAGTTACTTGGTAAATGCCAAGGGGATTTTATTGACCGCGTGGAAAGTCGTGGGGTTCAAGAAATCGTTGTGCGCTATGTCCAGGAATAACATTGAAGTGCGGTTGCAAAAGCCGCATCCGGGGCAACAAATTATTTTAAATGAAGCACGGCGTTTCAACATTGCTTGTATGGGTCGGCGCTTCGGAAAGACGGCGCTCGGAATCCGACTGTTAGCGGATCAGGCGATTGCAAAACAACCGTGCGGTTGGTTTGCGCCCACTTATAAATTATTGGATGAAGTCTGGCGGGAATTGCGCCGTCGATTAGCGCCCATTATTACTCGACAAGACAGTCAACAGCATCGCATGGAATTGATCACCGGCGGGAGTATTGATTGCTGGTCTATCGACGGCCCCGACGCCGGGCGCGGGCGCAAATACGCTCGCGTGATTATTGATGAAGCGGCGATGGCGCGGAATTTAGAAGAGGCGTGGACTGCCGCTATTCGCCCGACGCTGGCTGATCTACAGGGCGATGCATGGTTTTTTTCGACTCCTAAAGGCGGAAATCATTTCAAAACTCTGTATGACCGGGCCGCCGATAGTACGGACTGGGCGCGTTGGCAAATGCCGACTAGCAGTAACCCGCATATTAGGGCAAGCGAAGTTGAAGCCATGCGGGCGGAGTTGCCCAGCATCATTTATCAGCAGGAAGTGTTAGCGCAGTTTGTCGATTTAGAAGGTGCCGTCATGAAGCGCGATTGGCTGCGCTACGGCGAGCCGACAGCGCGGCTCCCGGTCGTGATTGGTGTCGATTTAGCCATCAGCGTCAAGAGCGATGCGGACTACAGCAGTTGTATTGCCCTGAGCCGGGATAGCGCCGGCGCAGTCTATGTCAGGGACGCGCAACGCCTGCGAGCGCCGTTTCATCAAGTGTTGCAATTCATTCAGCAAATGGCCGCTAAATGGAACCCGACAACAATTGCGATTGAACAGGTGCAATATCAAGCGGCGGTAGTTCAAGAGCTGGCCCGCACTACAAAGCTGCCTGTGAAGGGCGTCCATCCCGACAAAGACAAGCTCACCCGGTTTCTCCCGTTGCTGGCCCGGTATGAACAAGGGCTGGTCTATCATGCGCCGGGTTTACCGGGCTGGTTTGAGGAAGAACTGCTTAGTTTTCCGGTCGGGGCACACGACGACGGAGTAGACGCCCTGGCGTATGCCTGGCAAGCCTTGGAGATACATCGCCCCGCCGTAGCCTCCATCAATATCACTCGTCCTGCCTCCCCTTGGAGTTGTTAAATGGCGCTTAAGCCGACAAAAGAACTCGGCATTTCCGGCCTCAAGACGTATGGCGGGTATGTCAGTGAAGAATTTTTACCGGAACTGCGTGGCAGGGAAGGGCTGAAACAGTATCAGCGCATGGCAGCGAATGACGCGACCGTGGGCGCGATACTATTTGCGTTCCGTAGCCTGATGCGGCAAGTCCCGTGGTCGATACTGCCGGCGGATGATTCTAGCGCAGCGGATGACGCCCGCGAGTTTGTAGAAAACACGCTGTTTCATGCTATGGACATGGGATGGCCGGATATACTCAGTGAAGCCTTAACGATGTTGGAGTTCGGTTTTGCTCCGCTGGAAATTGTCTACCGCCGGCAAGCTGATGGGCGCATGGGGATTGCCAAGCTCGCCTTGCGGGCGCAAGAATCCATTGAACGCTGGGAGATGGATGCATCAGGGCAATGGGTCGGGCTATGGCAATCCACAGAGACCGGGCATCGTGCCTACATTCCAGCGGATCGTCTGCTGTTGTTTCGTACCACGTCCGATAAAAACAATCCCGAAGGCCGGTCATTACTCAGAAACGCTTGGCGCTGCTGGAAAATCAAAACCCGCATTGAAGAAATTGAAGGGATCGGTATTGAACGCGATTTAGCCGGGTTCCCCGTCGTGCGTATCCCGGGGCAGTTACTTGATAGTCAAGCCTCCCCCGACGAACGCACGGCAGCCCTCAGCTATACCGAACTGGCGCAAAACATCAAGCGCGACCGACAGGAAGGTGTGGTGTTGCCCAGCGACCGTACAGCGGACGGGCATTTACTCTATGACGTCAACCTACTCTCATCTCCC